GGTATTAGATATGATGCGAACTCTTTTCCGATGGGAGCTAATGCCACCATATCCGGTCGTGCAAGCTATGAGACTGGACAAATCGAAAGCATTGCTATCGTCAATAGTGGCTATAGGTACCAAGACTTTGAAACCGTATCTATTGTGAACAATGAGCCGAATAGCGCATACTACAATCAAGTTGTTGCAACGGCTACAGTGAGAACGCTAGGCGCTGGCTCTACTGAAGGATATTGGAAGACAACGACATCCTTCTTAAGTGAAGCAACTAAAAGGCTACACGACAACCATTACTACCAAGAGTACTCATACGAAGTATCTTCTATAGTTGATCCTGCCAAATATGAGCCACTCATTAAAGAGACTATAGGCGTTGCTGGTACGAAAATCTTCAGTGCGCCTTTGATAAATAGCATTAATGACGTAGCGCCTACCGTTGATATCGAAATTCAGGTATACGACATCGGTGAAGAAGTTATGTTGACAGAGGACGGCGTTGATATTACTACAGAAGACTCGTCTGAGAATATTGTTGCAACTACCGTCACACTCGATGTAGTTACAACAGAAAGCATCAGAACGTCTATAGGAATATAAAGAATGGCACTTATAACTTTTGTTTCAGACGGTGATCCCTATCCAGCGAAAGCGGGTAATCCACTGACGAATACAGCCACTCGATTGTTTCCTGGTAACCCATACGTAATCGCCGATCAAACGTACAACTATACATTTAACTACAGAGGTGGTACGAACACAGTTAATCCACACGAAACCACATTGGGCGCAATGGGTATTGCGTTGAATGGCGTTACTCTGTTTAGTCCTCTTGCGCCTCCATCGACCGCATTGCCGGGTACAGTCGTCATTTCTCCGCCGGGCTTCGTATGGAATGTGGTACATAACTCCGCAGCTTTTGGAGCTGATTCGTGCGGTGGATATCCAGAGGCAAACGGACGATATCGCTATCAATCAGGTGCGTTTCTGATTAATGGCTGGATGAATAATAATCCACTACTGTATACGTCGAATGCTTACTTCAATGATACAGTCTTTGGTACAGACAACTTTAGACATGCAAACGGCCACTCAAAGATTTTGGGCTTTATGTTCGATGGCTATCCAGTGTATGGCCCGCATGCATATATAAATGCAGTAGACTCTTCTAGCGGTACCAGACAGATGCTGTCCTCTTATAGAAAGAAATCTGTGCCAGCTGCGAATAGAACGTTCACTTATGCGCAATATTCTGCCGGCACATTCGTACAAGATTACGAATACGTAAACAACTTAGGCACACTTGACCAGTACAATGGAAGATTTTGTCACACTCCGGATTTTCCAACAGGAACATATGCTTACTTTCTGACGTTCGAGAATGGCAATTTTAGCGCTCCATCTTACCCCTACATAGTAGGTCCGAGTACAAGAGAGCAACGACCAGTAGGCGGTGTGTAATGCTATCAACAAGAATTAGACGGGTAGAATAATGGCAAAAATTATCACAGAAAACTTCAAAGTTGAAACCTCGAACGAGCTTTTTAATTCGTTCAAGAATATCAACTCTACACTGAGTGCCAATTTCCTGTCATCTCTACAGGCGTATAACACTAATAACTTGCTTGGTCTTTCAGCAGACAACAACGCTGCCATTCAGGAATTTGTTGATGATCAGCTGCAAATTCTGAGACCAGAGTCTCACTACTACATCATGGCGTCTAGTGTAGATAAAAATGGCAGTATTCAGAATACCCAAAAAGAAAAGAGAGACTTTCAGAGAAGAGTTATCTTTGGAAACAAGATAACTGATGCAGATGTTCGATATATGTTCTACAAAAATAACTGGACGTCTGGCACTATTTACGACGACTTTGACGACGAAGAAGACGTAACACTAATGAATACAGTTGTTACCGTGCCTGATGATGAGGGCAACTATCTGGTATTCAAATGCCTTGAAAACAATAAAGGCAGCGCTTCTACCGTCACTCCTTCTTTGAGTGGTATTAATCCAGCTTCATATGAGTTCATTACTACGGCTGATAACCACGTATGGAAATACATGTTTACTGTATCGGCATCTGAAGCAGCTATCTATCAAACTACAGATAGTTTGCCGTTACCTTATCCAGCATACGGCGATGCTCAAGTTATAGCGGCAGCCTCTGAGTCTGTTTCGCAGATCATTATCGAAGAGACTCCTGGGAACCAGTTTAATGCATATCTGTTCGGCACAGCAACTAACTCTACGAACTCTTCAGATGTTATAGTGTTCTCTGCCGTGCAGAATGATGGCATCAAGAATCTCGTTGTGACGATCACAGCTAAAGTTGGATTCTCGCTGTACACGAGTGCGAACGCATATGCCAACATGTACCTTAAAACGCCTAATGGCTTATATGAAGTCTTATCTTCAGTGTATGAAGCAACAGATAGGATCAGTATCGCTATCAGGACAACTGATTCTATCACGCCAACGACAGTTTGTCAACTAGTTCCTAAAATAAATGTCAGTCAAGGCACCTTAACAGGCACTCCTTGTAAAGCATATGGAATCATCGATCAGTTCGGCACACTCATCGGGGTCGGATTCGGTACCAAGGGAACTGAGTATAAATTTGCTACTGCTGAAATTGCTTATCCGGGCAGTCTGACTAACCCGGGCACAACAATTCTCAGATGTGTAGTGTCGCCTCGTGGTGGGCATGGCTCAAATCCTATCGCTGAGTTAGCAATGAGTAGACTGGCTATCATCACCAATTTCTCGGGCGAGTCCGCAACTATTCCTGATAGTAACACATACACTAAAGTTGGACTGATGAAGAATCCAACGTTTAGTGATGGTTTATATCCTGACTCATTTGACAACAGAACAACTATTACAGTAGCGGGAAACAGAGCTAACGTCGCATTGCCCAACTACTACATTCAACAGTATATCAAGACCGTTGTAGTTAACGCATTATCGGTTGGAACGACTTACGTTATAACATCATTGGGTGATACAACTCAAACACAATGGAACGTTGCTGCTGGCACTTCGGGTGTTATATATGTGATCGGAAACACGTTTACTGCAAGTGCGGTGGCGATTGGAACAGGAACAGTGAGCACGTATAGACTTGCTCCGGTCGTTGACGCCACACTTGATCCAGGTGATGAAATACTTTCAGCTAAGATTCACGAAAGTGTTTACGACTCAGGTTCTGACACTACCACGATCTACCTTGTTGACTACTACGGCAACTTCGAGAACACTTTCCAAAAGGGAACTATTTACGTAAAGTCAAGTCTAGCGCAGACAACAGCCACTACACTGAGTATAAATAATGCTAGTACAGACGTAGTCTACGGAAAATATACACCATACACAGGAGAACTTCTCCATTATGTTGATTTTGATCCGATTACTAGGCAATTAGAACGCAAAGAAAAGATAAAGTTTATCTTCGACTTTTAAGGAAAGAGTATAACATATGGGCATTAACACAGACTTAAACGTTGATCCGTACTACGACGACTTCAGTGAAGCAAAGCAGTTTAACCGTATTCTGTTTAAGCCAGCGAAGGCAGTACAAGCACGTGAATTGACGCAGTTGCAAACTATTCTTCAAAAGCAAGTTGAACGGTTTGGGTCAAACATCTATAAAGAAGGTACTATCATTAGTGGTATTAACCTTACTGCACGTGATGATCTTTTCTACGTTAAGGTAAACGACCAATCTGGATTCACTAATCCAGCCCTCTATGATCAAGTGCTTGACGATGATGGAATCACAACATCGTTCACGATCACCGGTACAATTTCTGGTCTAGTCGCTGAGATCGTTAAGGGTCAAAGTGGTTTTCAAACCCAAGATCCAGATCTTAAAACGTTTTATATCAAGTATCTGAATACTGCCCAAGCCGGCGACGATGATGTTAAACAGTTTCAAGCTGGCGAGCCTCTTATCATATCTAATGCATCGGGCGTAGAACAAATTACGATAACGAGTGCTAGTGTCGCTAACCACGTAGGTAGATCGTTTGGTGTATCTTGCGAAGAAGGTGTTATCTTCCAAAAGGGTCACTTCATCTTTGTTGATAATCAATTCATTATTGTATCAAAATATACCAACACTCCTGGTACCGTCTCAGTTGGTTACAGCATCAAAGAAAACCTTATTTCATCTAATAGCGATTCTACATTACTGGATAACGCATCCGGTTTCAATAACGAAAACGCACCCGGTGCTGATAGACTTCAGTTAGTGCCAACTCTTGTTTCGTACAACACCGCAACAGAACCAACAGAGTTCTTTGCTCTGATTCGCTACGTAGACGGTAACCCAGTCCGCATTCGTGATCGTACAGAGTTCAACTCTATCAACTCAGAACTTGCAAGACGTACTTACGATGAGTCGGGCAACTACGTAACACGTGGTCTTAACGTAACCCTTGAGCAGTCTGGTGAAACGTCGTTCGCAGTCGTGTCTCCAGGTAAAGCATATGTCTATGGCAGCGAAGTCATCAACGTTTCAGCGAAGCGTTTGCAAATCGATCCAACTACTCTAACTCAATCGAAGACAAATCAGTTTACCGGCATTTCTTACGGACAGTACTACACGTATAATCACACGAATGGTCAAGTGTTGGATAGCTTCGCCATCGATGGCACACGTTATAGTATTCTGAACGGCTCTACGGTAGTGGGCAGCTGCTCCATCGCTAACGTCACTCCTGGTAGAATCTACGTTTACGCTATCGTAAGGGTTGCAGGACAAGAGAACACTGTTCCAACCAAAATCGCTAACACAACATTGACTAACAGCGGTACGCTTTACGGCGTCAAGTCTGGCGGTAAAATCTTTGACGCTGGTAAGTCCAGCATGAATTCTATCTCGAATGTGGCAATAATTCAAAGAAAACGTTTAGCCGTTTCATCACCCAGCGCCAGCTTAACGCTATCGCCCACTGCTAATGAGCAACCTCTGACCACAAACATATTTGCCGTTGATGCAATAAACAATGTGATTACTGGTTCCGCATCTGTCACAGGTGGAACCGTTACTGTTTCATTAGACGCATCTGATCCCGCTTTCTTGTACTATGACGCAATCGTAACTGGCGTTCAGCAAGACGCATTAGAAGAACTCGATGTGTACGTAAAGTCTGTTTATGTCGATGGTAAAGCAACTCTAGGTCTTCCAAATTGTATTCAAATTCTTGAGGTTGTAGATCAGTTTGGCGCAGCCGCAGGTAGTGATGTTACAAGCAAGTTCCGTCTTATCAATAACCAGAAAGATCACTTCTACGATATCTCGCACATCTCACTGAAGGCAGGTGAAACTCTTGCCGATACTAATCTGAGAATTCGTGTTAAAGTTCTTCGCAGAACCTCTACAGTCAGCAGTGGTTATCTGACAGTTGATAGCTACACGAATGTTCCGAACAAATATTTGATTAAAACGTTCTACGGAAAAAATGACATCGGATATAATCTGCTGAACTCATACGACTTCAGACCTTATGCAAGCCCAGTGGTCGCCTACACTATAGGTATTGCAGGTGCACCCACAGCATCAGTCATAACCACTTCGGTTATATTCGGAATTCAGCCAGCGTCTGACGGCAATATCTCTGCTACGCAAGAGTATTATATGTCACGTATTGATAGCGTGGTACTTGATGAGTTCGGTGTAATCTCGCTATACAAAGGTGGAGAAGCAGAGAATCCAAGTAGACCCGAGATTTCTGGACTATACGCACTCAATAACGTACTAATACCAGGTGGTCAAACTAAGATCGTTGGCAATAATTCTATCACTCTACAAGATGTGTCGAGTAAGAATTATACGATGAAAGACATCTCAAATATTGATAAGAAGATTGACCGTCTTGTCGATCTAGTGACTATCAGCTTGTTAGAGAACGAAGCAAAAGACTTCTTCATTCCAGATGGTGCAGGAAACAACCGCTTCAAGAATGGCATTCTTGTAGACGGATTTAAGAATCTTGCAGTAGGAGAAGTTGCTGATCCCGAATTCAAATCAGCTGTCGATAAGTCTCGCACGGTTGCCACACCAGCGGTGACGCAGTTTTCAGTTGATCTGAAGGTAGGATCATCTAACGGTGCGAACACATTCCAAGATGTCGTAACCTTAGCCGATACAGGATCTCGTGTCACTGTGGTAGATCAACCATACGCAACAGACTTCAGAAACTGTGTTTCTAACTTCTATAGCTATCGGGGTAAATCGAATATTCTTCCTCCGTTTGACGCTGGCTATAACGTAATCAGGAATCCAGCTGTTGATATAGAGATTGACTTTGCCACACCACTTCTAGATCTAGTTGATAACATCCAAGAGTTGATGCCACTTGTGCGTGAGACAAACGCAGGCGACGCAACGTCTACTGGATTCATCGGCAGTGATCGAAATCGTCGCCAAAGTTTTGTACAGGACGTAAGAATTTCTCAATTATCGGTAAGTGAGGAATTCTCTGCCGTAGTAGGCAACTTCATCACTGATATTAACATGAAGCCCTACGTCCAGTCAAGAGAAGTTAAAATTCTTGTTACGGGTCTAAGACCCAATACTCGACACTACTTCTTCTTTGAAGAGACTCCTGTCAATACTCACGTATATCCTGGCAGCATCAATCTGACAAGCGTGGCGTCCGGAACTGAGTACAACGTAGCGAATGTTCAAATTAACGGAATCAAAGGTGCTGCTGTTCGTACAGACTCTGAAGGTACGCTTGCCGCAGTCTTTATGATTCCTGCAGACACATTCTTTGTTGGAGAAAATGCCCTCGAGATCGTTGACGTTGACGCATACTCGAGTATCGATTCGGCTAAGACTTCTTACAGTAAAGCTACATATCGTGCGTTCAACTTTGACATCGGCAAGTCGAATTTTACTACACGCACAGTCGACTTTGGCATCGAATCTAATATCGTGCAAAGACAGTTTACTCGTGCCGCACCTACTGATCCTATCGCACAGACGTTTAAGATCAGAACTGGTCAAGCAAACGGCGCTAGTGTTGTGATGTTAAGTGAAGTTGATGTATATTTCAAGTCAAAGAGTTCTACATTAGGCGTAACCGTTGAGATTCGTGAAGTCGTAAATGGATACCCCTCGAGTACAGTTCTTCCTTTTGGTAGAAAGCATCTTCGTGCAAATCAGGTTAGTGTGTCTGATACTGCCGACATCGTCACTACATTCGAATTTAAGAATCCTATCAAATTAAACCTTGAGAAAGAATACTGCTTCGTTGTTATTCCCGATGCAGCTTCGCCTGATTATCTAATCTGGACATCTAAAGTTGGAGGAACAGATGTTGGTTCGGGTGTAGCTATCACTAATGACTGGGGCGATGGAGTTCTATTCACTTCTACAAACGACAGTGCATGGAAATCCTATCAAGACGAAGACATCAAGTTTACGTTGAAACGCTACTCATTTCAAGCATCAGACGGTTACGTCAACCTCGTTCCTAACAATGTCGAGTTTTTGACGATTCGAGGTACAACTAACTCATTCCTTAATGACGAGCTTGCTTACATTCTAAAAGATACATCTTATTCCGCTGCCGTTACAGGATCAACTCTTCAGACCGTGACCATTTCAGGAAACACCTTGTTTGCAGAGAACGACTATATCTATCTGGTGTCTGGATCGAATACGTTCTTATCTAAGATTTCCAGCGTAGCGACCTCGACCGTCGATAATGTCACTTCTACAGTCATCACCTTAGAGACTCGATACAATTCTACGACAACCACATCCGCCACCGCTTTTGTGTGTGTTGCAGGTAGAGTGTCTTACTTTAACGATAGAAAGCCCGATCGATTGTTCTTAAGGGCAAGCTCTGCAACGGTATCCAACTTCATCGACGATAATGCATCAACTACTATTGGAAGCTTTATCGTAGGTAGCACATACACTATCACGAACGTAGGTACTGCTACTACGACATCAGACTGGAATGCAATAGGTGCATCCGGAACTCCAACCCTAGGTCAGATATTTGTTGCTACTGACATCGGAGTGGCTGGAGATGGTACCGCAAGAAACAATAGCCAAGTCGTCACTGGATACAATAGCGGGGCCTATGCCTCTGTAACATCTGTTGATAACGAAGCTCTATCTTACTTTCAGCCTCAGATCTATGCTAACAATACTATCAGAACATCCACAGACTTTACGTTGTATGATGGAAATAGCATCGACAAAGTGATTCCCTCAAACGGAAACGTCTACATGACTAATAATCCTCGTAGAATTAATAGTAAGAGCAATATCATTAATCCGACAAATGTTGCGACAGACGACTTCTACATCAGGGTATCTATGACGAACAATGGATATACGGCAGCTTCGCCTATCGTTGACGCCGATCTGTCTATATTGAACGTTTACAAATATCAAATCACTTCAACTGCGGGCACAACATCTAACTGGGTATCTAAAGAGGTCGTTCTGCAAGAGCAATTAGATGCAAACGGAATGAAAGTTTATCTGAGTGCATATCGTCCAGCTGGAACTTTCGTTGACGCTTACGTAAGATTCACTTACCCAACAAACGTTGAGGTGCAAAGTGCTTGGATCTTGTTAGACAATCAGAATCCTGACATGTACTCGAATGCGGCGAATACTAAAGATTATCGCCAGTTTGAGTACACGCTAGACGAGGACGTTTATACTAACGCATACAGCTCTTTTCAGATGAAGTTCGTGATGCGGCACGCAACTAATGCCGAGATTGAAGCCAAGTCTTTGGTTGTAAGCCCAGCTGTTAACTTGTTCCCCCACATCTACGATTATAGAGCGATTGCACTGACATGATACAACAAGAGTTCATTAGGAAAGACGCAGCACTAGTAAATACAGATATAGGCGCATATCGAAGTGCGGTCGCCCGTAGGGAACAAGATAAATACATTAAGAGTCTAGAGACCAGAATATGTAAGCTAGAGTGTGCCATTATAACCCTAGAAAATACAGTTAAAGAGATATCAAAATGAGCACGAGTTTAACAGAAATCACTAATGCAAATACGTTCGGTCAATGGAAAGATCGAACCAACCAGATCATTACTGCGTTGGAAGAAACCGTTACGATTGGAGATTCTGAAACAAACGCAGGCAACATCGTCATTGATGGCAACATCAGTGGCACAGGAACGCTATTCATTGACACGATTGATGCAACTGCCGCCAATGCAAGTAACTTAATTGCGATCAATGCTGATGCGAAACTTACTGGCGAACTACAGATTAACAGCACCGTTGCGGCTGAAGTCAAGTACTATCTGTCCGATACACTAACTTGGACTCTAGGCACCAATGTAGATCATACTCAGTTCGATATCAAAAAAGGTAGCGCACTACTCAGAGTCGATGAGACTGCTGGAATAATCTCTGGCGCCAATCTAACAATCGCAGACGATCTTTTGCCAGATAGCATTTCCAGCAGCATTACGGGCAATGCTGCCACCGCAACCACTTTGGCGACAGGCAGGACTATCACACTGACTGGCGATGTAACTGGAACTTCAGGATCTTTTGATGGTTCCGGTAATATTAGCTTTGCTGTGGCAGTGGCTGATAATAGTCACATCCACTCGATTGCAAATATTACTGATCTTAGCACCACACTCAGCAACAAGCTGAGTACAGGCGGAGGAACTCTAACGGGTAGCCTCAAAATCAACGATACGTTCGATTTGCAATTGGGCACCGATGCCACGACTAGAACTACACTAAGACAGGGCACGTTCTCTACCGTATCAGACTGTTTCTCTATCGTGACTACCGGCGTAGGTGGAACTAATCCAGATGCGTATTGGTCATTGCCAGCTTCAGTGCTCTACATTGCTAATGGTACCGATGCCACAATCGCCCTTAACTCTACAGGTAGCATTGTTGCAGAAGGTGACATCACTGCTTTTGGTTCAGTATCTGATATCAACCGAAAAGAAAACATCGTCAAGATTGAGGGTGCGCTTGATAAGATTTCGCAAGTCTCGGGATACACATATAACTACATCGGCGATCCAACTCATATGACTGGTGTTATAGCCCAAGAGTTCGAGAAAGTGTTGCCGCAAGTTGTGTACGAAACAGAGCTGCTCGATGGTACAGTTTCAAAAGCAGTTAGGCACGGTAACATAGTCGGACTTCTTATAGAGGCAATCAAAGAACTGAAGGCAGAGATCGAAGAGTTAAAAAGGGACAAATAGATGGCCATCAAGCTCTACGATCCAGACAACAACCCGGATACTAAGCCACCTTCGTTATCATTATCCGAGATTGCAGGCGAGTTTTTAGATACAGGACCGCATAGTATTAGTGAGTTTTATAGAAACGGCGGAAAGGTGCCGGGGCAAACAGCAACTTCTTCTGGGGCTTGGGTTCAAGGAGTTAATACGCCTCCCGACTATGTGTATGGTTGGATTCAACACTCAATTGGCATAAGCTTTCAACCCGATGGAATAACTCCTACAGGAAATATGTTTATTTACTGGAATTCAGTAATAGTGTATTCGGTAAGTAATTATGGAGCTATAGACTTTGCTAAAACATTCTCTCCTAACCAGACAGGAATAGACACCGATTATGAATATAGATTCTCTGGTGGTGGTGGGACGCTACTTGGAAAACTCATCATCGACATAGCAAGTACTCATGTATTATACTACGCAGTT